TTGCTATGGGTACATCATATTTGGTACGAGTGGCGAGATTCGAACTCGCACTTGACAGATTTTAAGTCTGTTGCCTCTGCCTATTGGGCTACACTCGCATAGCATTTAATGGCGGTGGAGCAGAGATTCGAACTCTGACGCCCTTTCAAGGACTGACGGTTTTCAAGACCGCTGCCGGTACCCAGACTCTTTCGGCTTACCCCACCTTGTACTATTGAACTAACTTGTCTGCCGCTGAACTTGATGCCCATGCTTCTGGTTTCAATTTAGCATCAAATCCTAACACACCCATCACATAACCTAGTGCTTCTTTGACAGCAAGATTAGACTTGTGTTTTGGACTGGTGTTGAGATCCAAGTGAATTTCAAAGTGTCTATCACCAACAACGTCCACTATTTGAGAAGCAATGTCAACTGCTTTGTATGCTTCTGTAATTAAACGCATACGTGGTTTTGTTGCTGGTGAGTAGTCCATTTCGTTATCAATGAATGACCACATTTTTGCACCATGCTTACCGTCGAAGTGTAGAATCACAACAGTTGCATACTTCACTTCACCAGTCTTTCGCGACCTTTTGGAATCACAACCCACATACACTCGACTAGTCGGAGAAGATGATTGGATTGCTGATTGTACTTGTTGTAATTTTGTGATGTGTTCATCTTTCACTGATCATCTCCTCCCTTATATTATAATTGGTGCCGCCTCCTGGTTACGCTCCAGACCATTCTGCTCTTCAAACAGACGCTTCCACTAGGTTAGCTTAGGCGGCAAATTGGTAGTTCTGACTGGAATCGAACCAGTGTCTCCGACTTGTAAGGACGGTGCTAATCCCCTCAGCTACAGAACTATATTTGGTGCTCCCAAATGGATTCGAACCAATAACCGTACCATTATGAGTGGTGCGCTCTACCATTGAGCTATAGGAGCAAAATTGGGGTGAATGACGAATTACGATATCGCGACCTCCGGTGCCACAAACCAGCGCTCTGCCTCTGAGCTACACTCACCATAAAATTGGCGGAAAGCAGTGGTATCGATCCACATCCCCTATAAAGGAACGAGCGACTTAGCAGGTCGTCCTGAGTCCCACTCAGTTTACTTTCCATATTTGGTACCGAGGGAGGGACTTGAACCCTCAAAACCTGGTTTCTAAGACCAGTACGTATGCCAATTCCGTCACCTCGGCTTGAATAAGTGCGGGGCACGACCGAGAATCCTCAATCCTTATCCACGTTATCAACCCCACCTGATCAGGTTGGTAGTTCGCAGTGACTACCCGAGGAATTACAATGCCAGCGAGACTCACCACTGTCGTAGTCTGCCACACCACAACCATTTGCCTCACCGCCCGTAGGCGCGAGCGTCACGGTGCGCATCGTCGAGAGGCGTGACGGGTGCATTTGGTGGCGGGTGAGGGATTCGAACCCCCAATCTTGGCTTATGAGACCAAGCGGATACCATTTCCACAACCCGCAATTAAATTGTGCCCACGTCTTGACTCACAAACTTGGTACCAGCCTGTGAGCCCTAATCCATCTTTAATCCCCGAGCGGGCGGAGGGCACTCTACATAATAAGGAAGAGCGATGGCGTTTTTTGTAGTCCACTTGATCGATCAAGTGGGCCTAGGTATCGTTATAGTGCATCCTAGGCTATACACTATCAGGTGGGATTCCGAGTCCCACTGTCTCCCAAACGAGCGATCAAATCGTTCAGGGCAACCCCCATGTATGGGTCTAATTCTGAATTTGGTGCAGGAGAGAGGACTCGAACCTCCAACGGGAATGCGCATTTACAGTGCGGGGCGCTACCAATTACGCTGCTACTCCTGCGACGTCACTGTGTGTGACGTTTCGTCCCCGATAGGACTCATCAGACAGGCTGCCTTTGTGTTTGCGATAACCATTTTTGGTTTTCGCTTTGCGATCGTCGAACACCTTTGCGGTGTTGAACTTGCGGCTATGTTTGGCAACATAGTTATCTTTCATTATTGTATCCCCTTTATATTGGTAGGACTAACTGGATTTGAACCAGTGATCTCTCGATTATCAGTCGAGTGCATTACCGCTATGCTATAGTCCTATCGTTTGGCATCCCACCGAGGTAACGCTCCCCGTTCTTCGGGTTTGGAATCCGATGCATCACTTTAATGCTTGTGAGATATAAATTGGTCAGGGTGGGAGGAATTGAACCTCCGACAAATGCTCCCAAAGCACTTATGTTACCTCTACACTACACCCTGATAATTGGAGCGTCTGGTGGGAATCGAACCCACATCCGCTGGTTGGAAGCCAGAAATAATAATCCATTATACTACAGACGCGAATTTGGTGCCGGCACCAAGAATCGAACTCGGTTCTGAGGTTTACAAGACCCCTGCATCGCCATTTATGCTTTGCCGGCTTTGTTGGTGGAGGATGGGAGAGTCGAACTCCCGACTTCGCCGTGCAAAGGCGACGTTTTACCACTAGCACTAATCCCCCAATAATAATGTTGGTTTTTATCTGCATCTCGCCCTTGGGCACCACCCCTATACGCAACTTAATCGTGGCTAATGGTGCTTGCAAACGACAGACCGGACGTAACCAACAACCGGTATTTGGCGGAGTTGACGGGTTACGATCCCGCTCTCTCTGGCGTGACAGGCCAGTGCTTTCCCGATTAAGCTACAACTCCAAATTGGCGTCCCTAACGGGATTCGAACCCGTGTTGCCGCCTTGAAAGGGCGGTGTCCTTGGCCACCTAGACGATAGGGACAAACTTGGCTAGGGTGGAAGGTTTCGAACCTTCAGCCTTCGGAGTCAAAGTCCGACGCTCTGCCAATTGAGCTACACCCCAACGAAAATGGCGTCTTGTGCTACCCGAACTTACAGTACGACAGGTTTGCAGAGGTGTCATCAATGGTATAAACCATTTCAACTTACAGCGACCAGAGAGATCGTTCTAGTCGGACACAAGACATAAATTGGCTCCCGAGGCAGGGCACGATCCTGCGACATTCTGATTAACAGTCAGACGCTCTACCAACTGAGCTACTCGGGAATAAATTGGTTGCGGAGACAGGATTTGCACCTGCGATCACGAGGGTTATGAGCCCTGTATGTTAACTACTACACCACTCCGCTATTGTTTGGTGGGACTGGGAGGACTTGAACCTCCACTCAGCCGGTTAAAAGCCGGATGCTTTACCATTAAGCTACAATCCCATATAAATGAAACGCACTAGGTCCCCCTCTCGTTATCCTAGCTTTCTATGAGTTTAGCATCATGTTGATTCTATCTTGTCGGGTAAGTGCCGACAATTCACAACAGACACGCATCAAAAGGATCGTTTCAAACTTGGCACCCTCTGAGAGATTCGAACTCCCCACCTACTGGTTCGTAGCCAGTTGCTCTATCCAAATGAGCTAAGAGGGTATAAATTAGTAAAACACACTACATAGAGCGAACCCATCTGCTCTCTTAGTTATTAGTCGCTACTGTATTCCATGGATACTTCGCTGGGGCGTCAGTAGTGTGTTTTAGAATAGACTTTCACTTGGATTCGAACCCTTCCCGTATCACGATAGACAGTTATCGCTTTGGTTTGCCAATTGGGACTGTCTTCCCTGTCGCAAAAATCTATTCTAAAAAGTTGTGCGTTTTCACTCACGGCGTAAGGTCGCACCCCCTGCCACAAGCAGCCATCATTACCATCGCTGGATGATGTTTTGACAGTCCTCTTCTATTGCTAGGAGCAACCGTCTGCTTATCAAACACACTCAACTTACTTGGACGATCACGCAGATGCCGTTTCATGACTGAATGTGTTTTGGTAAAACACACCGTCTCTTGCGAGCCTCACTTCCAGTTCCCGAAAGGGTTCCTTCGTCGGTGTGTTTTAGAATAGACACTGGACCAGTTCAGCCTTCGTGTTAGACATGTCAGGATGGACACAATGTCTATTCTAAAATAATCAGTATCGGTATCCGGCACACAAGCCTTGTTCCCTCCACTGTTCCCCACGCTTTCAGATCTGGGTCTCTGTCAATCTCAACTTACAAACTAATTATACATCAAACATTTTCAAAAAGCAATTCTTTTTTTAGATCAATTTGGAATTAAAATCCTCTTTCTTATAACCAAATTTCAAACACAAAAAAAGCGACTCTTTGGTCGCTTCTGGTAAGTTCTATGTATATTTGAGATTTACATATTGCTTCTACCAGAAGCGTTCATAATATAATTACTCTTCTCAGCCGACCACGCGCCACCAATCGTCGCCGTAAAATCGACGAGTCTGGGATGATTTGTAAATATCGGTCGTTGCATTGAAAATTATATCCTTACTTAAGAACCTATTCTATTACTTATATATACATTTGTCAAGCGCTTTTTAAACTTTTTTCTAAATTATTTTATCGACTTTCCAGGCGTACCCAACATAATCTTAAACAACATCTTACCGCCGAAATCTTTAAGATAACCATAGTCCTTCAGAAACGGATATTTTGATAGAGTCATCTTGGCGTCGTCGGGGAGATCGCCCTTGTATCCTTTGATCGGAATAACGATATCTCCCTTTGACATTTTCGCTACTTCTTTGGGCGGAATGAGGAACCTTTTAATGACTTCGGGTGGATGCGATTTGAGCATAAGCCCTAGCGCGCCCTTACTCTTTTCTCCATAGGATCTGCTCAACTCATTCTTCATCATGTCGGCAATTTTCTTCTTGCCTTCTTCTGATCCATCAGTAGCAGAGGCAACAGACTTTCTACCGCCTTTATCTTTGTATATTGTTACAGCAACAGGTTTTCCGTTGACTGTTGCCACCTTCCAGAACGGCAGCTGCATCATTGCCTCTTTGCTCTGGAATCCATTAGTCCTAATACCCCCAATCCCCGCATAAGACGTTTGAATCATGTCCCATACAGCATCAACATATTGCTCTTTCTTTGGATCGTCAGTGATTAAATTGACAAACCCTTCAGACAGATGTTCTTTGAATCCCTCACAGGTATAAACTCCGATTGTAGAACTCCGATATATCTGGTAACGCCGACTCAAGATTTGTGAATCGATGACCGCCCGTTCTATATGTTATCATTTGATATTTATACATGTAATTATTTATAGTTTCGCTGGCGTCAAGTAGTTCATCGTCCAAAGCAACAAGTAATAAACCATACCCGTCGGATTTAAAGTCTGGGAAAAGACTGACTTGTTTGGCGGTCAATGAATAAGGATTGCCGCTGTAATCAATTCCTTCACCAACTCGGTTCATCAGAGTTTTAGATGGCGAGATAGCAGGATTTATAGCAACAAACGGTACACCAAATCCGGAGAGATGACTCACAGCATATCCTCCCATGGACGTACCGACCAAAAGATCGGGTTTGTACTCAAGGATCGCATCACCAAGTAACGTCATGCAGTGATCAAATCCTTTGTGCCATGGAACATCAATGCCATGCACCTCACCAATCGTTGAGAGGTGTTTGATCTTCACGCCTTCAGGATCAAACTTCGAACCCCATCCATGTACATAAAATATTTTCATATCATTTCACTTCTCGTATTTTTTGCATCTTGTTTTTGGCGACAACCCACTTCTCGAAACTCAGTGGCTTGCGAGCCTCGCCGCACGCTAACTTACGAGTCCGAAACTCTGACTTGAGTATCTTTGCGGGCTCAGTACCGAGAAATCGTGACACCAACTTGAGCAGTTGTTTTCGAAACGATCGTCCATGATGCATGTTGCCAGCACAGTGCGCCAATTCATGAAGCATGGTGTACGCATCAAGACCCACCAAAGGATCAACAGTGATCGATCGGCCGTTCGTGAAGGCGGCGGTACGGCGACCATGACCAGTCTGCTTCTGTTTGACATCGACATTCATCAGCCACTTATCCCATCGGTCGTTCTCTTCCCACAACTTCTTATACGTCGTGGACTTGCAAACCTTAGTGACAAACTTCTGCGCCTGATCAACGCTTTCGAATCGAGGAATCTTGACCTGTCGCGCGAAAGCCCACTCGGCTTCGTAAGTTTTCTTACGCTCAGAGTCCTTTGTAATCGCACCGCGATTCTGTTTTTCTTTGTGTTTGATTAGATACGCATTATAAAGAGTTTGATCACTTATTTTCATTCACAGTCCCATTCAACTATTTCATCAACAATCAGTTCGTTTGCTTCGGCATACTCTATTGCCGCTTCTTCACTTCCGAACACGCGATCGTACAACAACTCACCATTCACCTTTAGATAATACACATAATCTTTTTCTAACACTTCACATCTCACAATAGTTCACAAACATCATCCCAAAGATCTTCAAACGCTTTTCGACTCTCAAACCCATATTCTTCTGCGAAACCACAAGAAGACGAACCGTAGATCTTAGGAGCAGGGCCACCACACGACTTAATAGCAGCCGCAAGTTCGACAGGATCTTTTGATATCTTGACCATCAGATCGTTTTTATCGAACAACATGATCATACCATCTCGAACATCAATAAAGTTTATCATATTTTCTCTCTCTCTCTCAACTCAATCAACAAAGGTATTATACCATAGGTGTTTTCAAAACGCAACTCTTTTTTGAACTTTTTTTAGATCGATTTGGAATTAAAAATCATTTCTTATAACCAAATTGCTAAATTATCAATCCGCTGGTGGATTTTCGATATTCTTTCTGCACTTCTTCTGCGGTTTGAACAATAAACGCAACAGCGCCTCGATTGAATCTAATTTGATTTGGTTTTTGGACTCCTGTCATACACACAGCAGGAATGAACGCAACTCCGTTTTGAGTTTGAGTCAACAGGCGGGGATCATCGATTATATACTGATCTGACGTTTCTTCGAGGTACTTGCCGACAAACTCGCCGGTAAGAGTTACGATCGATACTATATCATTCTTTCTCATTTATTTTCCTTTAGGATAGGACATGTATGTCCTTAAAATAACTGTTTATTTCTTTCTTGTTCAGTTTGCGAAACTTACGTCGAGTCACAGACCATGTACGTTTGGGTGTGTTGAACATCACCACATCCTTAGTACCCGCCTGGACCCAACCAAATAGGTGCGGTCCTTTGGTGATGTAAGTGTGCATGGGATAGTCGGCGTTAATTTCTTCACGCCACATGTAACTATACGCTTCTTCTTTGGTCATCATCGTCTCATACTCGCGTGGTCTTTTGCTTCTTGTTCATCTATAATCGGTACAGCATTCGATTTGTGTAACGTGCTGATCCCCTTCACTAACGTTCCTGTATACAGCTTTTTGTCTGACTTTGAACAGATTCCGTCTGAGACTTTGACGTCGACTGATCGGTATCTATCATTTTCTGCCATTCGAAAATCTGCATACGACGGACTTGTTGCTGCCGTGAGTGGTTTAAATGATGGCGTCGTGTATTTCCCATAGACTTCTCCTTTCGCTTTACGTTTCTTGATCTTACGACCATTGTAGTCGTGCTTAATTGAACCATAAATCATAATGTATATCCTCACCAATGAGATAGGTAATTATACTAAAAAAATGATTGGATGTCAAGAGGTCATTTTGTGGTGGTCGATGTTATTTTCTGAATCGTGGTTACAAACGGAACTAGGCATCCCAACATGCTGGGCATTAGTTGTCGACACATGATTGCATCGTTAGGCCATGCGCCAAACTCATTCACAAGGTTAATCAATTTTTGTGCGCCTTTGGGTTTTATCAGATACGCGGAATTTCCAGGTAATCCTTGAGGTGTTCTCAGATCATCTATCACAGGGACAGAGCAAACACCCTTTCGTCCAACGAGTAATTCGGCATAGACGTTTGATTTTCGAGTACAACCAATTGGATCGTTTAGCGATATAACAGAATATTTTGATTGCAGCAACGGCTCCAATTCGAGTTTTCGAATGAACAAGGCATCGTGCTCAAAGATCAGGATTGACTCGTCAATCTCAACACACTTCAACCAAAGTCTATAATGAGATAAGAAACACGCTATGCGTTTTTCGGGCACAGCGGTTTCGTATGGAGTTTTTATAAGTCCAGATTGGATATCGCTCACGGATTGAGACCATGGGTAATTCCATTTTAGACCATATTTCTTCATCTCAGAAACAACATCAGACGGAACACTAGCAGAGAACTTTTCGATCTGCAGATCGTTCTTATAGAATTCAGAACTGTAGATTGTGCGATCCGCGCCTTCATTGGATTCTGAATTTCCTGTCAATGTTATAACATACGCTTTCATATCAGTGTTTATCACTTCCACCAATCGGGTCTAGCGTCCTTCACGAAGATGCCATCGACCATTCGACCCTTTCGGTCTTTGATGTCGTTGTATGCGACTTCACAACACTCGAGAATACTTACTCCTCGTCGTTCGGCAATGTTAACCAGAACGACAATAATATCACCAATATCGTCACGAATATCGTTGCCTTTACACACGTTATCACTGAGTTCACCCACTTCCTGTATTAGTTTACAAACTTGATCTTTATCGGTAGCACCATCGATCAGATTTTGATCGTGGTGCCACATTCTTATGAGTTCTATATATGTCTCTAACGTCCTTTCCATATTATGCCGCGTTCTCTTTTGGATATCCTTCATACCATTCAATCACAGTATTAGTTCGAAACGACCGCCATGCTTCACGATCAAGCGCCCATACTGCAAGATTGTCACCAACATCTTTCTGTTCAAGGATCTCAGGAACATTGTTGTTTGACAACTCACGATTGAGTGTACATGCCATCGTTCGAATCTCACCATCGTATATTTTCTTGAAGACTACTGTAACTATACCTTTTTGTGCCGCTTTTATAAAACCTTTCATATCACTCATACTCTCATTCCTTTGGGGTTTTGGGTTTACTTCTCTTTCTGGTCAGTGTTCTTTTTATTAGGATCGTAGTTTAACAAGTCATTCGTGGCTTCTTTAACTTCTTGGATCGAAACTGCGACAAACTTTCGACCACCAAAATAGTAAATCAACCAAAACATTGAAAGAGGAAGGGTAACAATGAAAAGACCAATATACAGAAATCGTTTTTTAGGGGTATTGAGATGATCGCGCATCAGAGTTTTCGCTGCTAATATTGCTTCTCGAAACAGTGTAACGCAAATCATTATCATCACACACGTCGCAAATAGCAAGACCACAACCGCGACGGTCATCATAATAAAATCAATCATTTTCTTTCTCCTTCAATTTGTTGTCTGGACCTTGGGTCTCTTTACTAAAAGTGAGTTCGATCTTTTTCGAATGTAATCTATCGTGCTCGTACAACTTCAACAATCCGTAATGAATTGTTTTCAAAATATCCTTTCGCCACTCGTCAGGCTTCTCGCCTTTCTTACCATAACGATCATTATACTTATCGATATTTCCGGCAAAGAATCCCATACCATGTCCCCGATCGACAATGATCTCTGAGGACTGTAGACCACCTTGACCATAGTGACCGCTATAGGTCGAGTCAATGTATCGTTTGAACTCTTCAATCAGCTCGTCTTCGCGAAATTTATAATCAATCATATACTCTCCTACTTAATAAAGCCCAACGATATACTACTTTGATTTAGATTTGTCAAGTTTTTTTAATCCTTCAGGTCCAAGCGCATACGTTCCAACGCTGGTTTCAAGATATATGCCGTTGAAGCTGATTACTTTAATCTTTGTGTTGTTCTGAAGAAAATCTCGCAGTTGAGCAAGAGAACCCCAGTGTTTTCCTTCCCAGTTTTTCATAAATTAACCAAAGAACGCGTCAAGCGTAGACTCGGCTTTTTGATACTTTCCGTTAGTTGTATCTCTAAGTCGCAACTCAGCGTTTCCTGTTGACTTACGAGTGTACATAGAACACAGATCAGGAAACATCTTAGCGATTCTATAAATTGATTCGTAAACATATTCTTTGGTACGAATCGTTTGTAACCCACCTTCTTCTTTGTAATAATTACTCTTAACAGTATAATTGTCAAGACGGCAAAGGACACCGTTCTTAACATACTGCCTCAGACTGTACTCATAATCTTCACCGTGATTAGTTTCGCGAGCAAGGTAGTCATCGTGTTCAACAATCACGCCAAACATCGAGGCGATAATATAACACAATTTGGTGTAGACTCTATCCTTCATAAAGTAAGCGTTAGAAGCCGCATAAATGCCAAACGTTTTAGATCCGACCTCTTCGCATTTAGTAAACCCTTGCTCGATAATCTCAACATAAAGATCGTCAATTTTCTCAAGGTTTTGTTCGTCCTTTCTACGCTGTACTT